CGTTCAGTAAGATCCGCTGAAAGGGACGTAGAGTTTTATTATCCTCCTGATAATATTACATCCTTCTCGGCCACGTCTTCTGGAATCAGAGAGTTACCTGCCGCATCATTACCTAATCTTTCATCGTTGAATTTGTTCAATAACGAACTACTAACGATGCCGGATCTCAATGTCTTTGCGCCAAACCTAGTTTCATTGAACATTTCAAGAAACGCAATGTATCAGTCAGACGATGAGGCATATCGTAAACTTAATGCAGCAGTCGTTAAGCGTATTCCTTCAACGGTTACCTCTCTTACTCTTTACGGTAACTTCTATGGAGGTATTCGTACCACAACGACTAACACTCCTTCCGGAGTAAATGATAGTGGTACACCAGGATCAAACCCATCAGTAATTGAGGCAAGATTTCCAAACCTAACACAGCTGTATCTTGGGCGCGGCGGAGGGGCATACTTTTCACCGGACGACTACGACACCGCATCGTATCTTCCAACGGTACCTGCTTCACTTGAGGTGTTTCATGCGCATAGTAATGACTTTAGGGCCATACCCTCAACGGGTCTAGTGGACAGGGCCAACCTTACAAACTTTCATGTCAGCGGTAACACGAGACTATCCGATAGCAACTGGGAGACCTCTGCCTTCAGTAACGCCGATGATCTTAACTACTTAAACTTCGCGGCAACTCAACTTAGGCTACCGTCCTTGCAGAACAAGACTAATCTTGCAACGATCTATGGTCACTACTCAAGTGGTGGAGAATTTTATACAAACAACGCCGTTGAGTCTACTTATAAGCTAGAGAACTGTTCGTCTTTGAGTAATCTTACGATGTATAGATCTGGCCTAAACGGATTCATACCAAAGTTTAAGGGTAATACTTCTCTTAACCGTCTTCATTTGTGGGTATGCCAAGGGTTAGCCGGTGGCCGTCCAGATAATGGATCACACGGGTATGCTGATGGTGAAACGTATGTTATGTATCAAGATACCTTTGATGACTGCAGAGACACACTTGGTTACTTTTATTACTTAAGTAACAGTGCCTTGTACGAAAAGGGTTTCGAGGATGGCACGTGGTCAAACCTTTCGAATCTAAGACATTTATATTGGTATAGTTATAGAAGAACCGGTGGCGGAAGAAACGACGTATTGGTTCCTGACCTTTCTTCGTTACCTTCACTTCAAGTATTATATATGCCGGTCAATAACTTTAGCGGATCTGCGCCATCCTTGGTATCCAATAACGATATTAGGTATATGAACTTATCCAACAATAAGTTAACCGGTGCGGTTCCTGAGTACTCAAACAGACTTCGTATGTACTACATTGGTTTGTATAACAATAATATAACCAGTTTCCCTGGCCTAGAATCCATGCCTTCGTTATATTATTTGTTCTTACACAACAATAATAACTTAACCGGACCTATCCCTGATATATCTGGTCCAGCACCTGGCATTGGTTATCTGTATTTGTATAACTGTGATTTCACTTCATACACTCGAGGATCGTTCGCTAACTTTACTCGTATTCGTAGAATTCTTTTACAAAACAACTCGTTGTCGACAACTGACATAGACAACATGTTTGTTGACTTTGAGAACATATACGATAGCACTGGAAACAGCAGGGTACAGGTTAATTTAAGAGGTCAACCACAAACATACGCGCCAAGAACCGTGGATCAAGAACCTGAATTAGAGGGTACCGCTGAAGCTGAAACAGCAAGGATTCTTGCTAAGCTTAGAGCGGCTGGTTGGTCGATATCACTGTAAGGGTATAAGAAATGGCACAAAGAAATCAAGGTCTTGCTAGAGACAACAACTTATCAGAACCACTTGACGATGGCCAAGCAATCACTAACCTTGCCGGCGCTGGTGTTGACCAAGATCTGTTTATCTTTATTAATAACTTAAACAATACGTCTGAGCTAATATGGGATCCAAATGCACTCCAAGCGAGTATAACCACTTCGTCGAACAGTGCAGCAAATAAAAGATTCTTATTTGGTCAAGAAGTACCATTTACATTTACAACGAATGATGTTATAACTAACGTAACTGTTAGAAACAATCTTGATGTTGACAGTGACGGTGAATACACAGACTCTCCGCACGCGACTGATGACACTAAGTATTACGTAGTGGATCTTGCGTTAGGACAAGGGTCGTTTAGAAACCAAAGAGCGTTTGGTCTAGCGACAACTGAAAACGGTACTCCTATAACAATACCTACTGCGTGGAGAACACGATTCGTTGTCCTGACTCGCAGTGATGCAGTTACACAGGATAATATTGTTAGGATCGCAACACCTGAGATTCAAAACAGCGCTGCTAATAATGGCGGTGATATTGGAGCAGCTTCGTCGTTTAGTTATAGCATTGGTGAAAACTTTAATGCTGCATTTGAGACTATTGAGTCAAACGTTGACATAGCTAACTTTAAGCGTGTTCAAAAATATTCAGAGACTGCATCCGTTGCGTCTGATAGAGATATTAAGCTTGAAGGAAGTATTAGATCCGGTGATCCTGATGGTGCGAACGATGCAGCAAGTAAACTTAATAGGGATACCTACCCAACCGCTCCTGGCGTATACATCACGGATCCTTTCTCTGACATTACTGACATCGAAGCAACCCGAGCGTTCTCGACCTCGGCAAATCCTTGGAGTGAAGCAACAGGAAAACTTACTACGCCTTCAGAGCAGGTTAACATTGGTAACCTTTTATTCGCTGATGGTATTGAGGTTGATGGATTAACCATCACGACCGCATCAGGAAATGTTAAAGACTCAGGAGAGTTTACTCATAAGCTAGGCGTAAACATTGATGGCGTTGAGTACTTTCTCTGTCTAGGACCTGCTTAAACCGCATCCACCAATATATTATATGTTGTGCCAGTTAGATCCTTGATTGGAATCTTTCTGTCATAGGCAGGGTTTGCGCTAGCAGTGTTTACCGTTCCGTTCTCAACAAATAATCTAATGAACTTAACCTCTGAATCATTACCGGTGATCTCAATCGTAGGTCTTGACGAAGTAGTCTGTAAACCGTTTTGCGTGGCTGTGAATGGCGGTGAGGTATCAGTTGGTGGAAAACAAAGATCCTTATTGACATTTGTTGATACTAATACAACTACTTGGTCAGCAGGAATATCATCGGAGATTTCATCACTTAAGGTAATAGTTGATCCACTAACCGAAGCAGTAGTACCCGCTGGGATACGATTACCAAAGAAGATAAAGTATCCTGATGACGGTAATGTAGCTGCACCTGGTTCACCGTCATATATTGTTGGACTAGTGATGGTTAACTGTGTTGCTCCGCTAGATGCATTACCCACAGTCGTTGCACCATAAACGCCATTACAATAGGTATCAAGTGAGTCGTTCTTAAGACCGCTTCTTTCATATATCGCAACTACTGGATCTACCGATGCCCCTTGGCCTAAACTTGATTGGTCAATCAATGCACGACTTACGTCAAACGTTGATCCGTCTATAAGGTCAGTCACTACGTTGTATTGATTAGTTTGGCTAGCATATGCAACCAATACGTCACCAACGTTTACTGCCGCGGTTCCTGGCCCAGAAAAGTTACTTACACGTGTTCCGTTTGATGTCCAGGTTGATCCTGTTAGATCTATGGCCTTAAGGCCTCTGTGATCCAAGAAAGTAAACGTGAAACTACCAGAAGTATCAGAACTATTATGAACACTGTCGATAGGTAGGCTTACGAATACCGCTTCATTGATTGATATTTCAGTAACAACTGGAACACCTGCGGTATAATCAAACTTAGGATCGCCAGTGTTTGTACCTTGAGCCAATACAACGTTTCCGACCTCGATTCCATCGGTATTTCCTGTCGTAAGAATGATTGAACCCTGATTCCACGATAAGGATTTCTGATAAGCAATATCCTCCCAGTCCCTAGGGGGTTCGTATGGCAGAACCAATTGACCTTTTGTGAAAACATTTTGGTATGTTGATTCGGTCGTACTACCAATTGAGCCATCGGATCCCGCGAACAGTCTTGTACCACCTGGAGGTACTCTGTCCTCATAGTAGTTATAAAAGTCACCTGCGTCTAACCCAGTTGGGGTTCTTTCATAATCTTCATCGTGTAGGTACCTATAGTTCATATATGTAGAAGAACTGTTTGGCGGAGTAGTGTTAACCGACAGCGAGTTCACTAGACTCGATTCAGCAGAAAAATTATACACACCGCCGTTGTCAACATTTAGATCCGTTACGTTACTTAATAGTGAATGAGGGTTTCCACTTGACGGGTTTGCCCACATGTATCTAACGGTGATTGGGTAATAAGTATACGCAGAGAGGTTTCCTGAGGTCTCAAAAAAGTCGCCTGATTCTCCGAATGGATGTACCGCATACAATGTGTAACTACCACCAGTGCCAGTGAATGCACTTGATAACGTAAAACTTCCGACTCCGGACGCGTCATCCACGTCAATCTCGCTGACCGTGATTAGATTATCAGTATCGTTAAATTGAGATATGTCGCTCGAGCCAGATGTATCTGCTCCACTCCATATGATATCACCTCGCAGCAAATGACGTATAGTAGCAATTCCGTTTTGAGTGGAAGGAGCTCCTGAGAGAGGGAGTATGAAGGCTTGGTCGGATCCGTTTATCAAGGTTACTCCGATAGGCATGACTGGTCTAAGTTTTGCGTGAACAACTGATCCTGGTCCTGATACTGCATTTGCACCAGTATTAAACTCGAAGGAAAACAGCCCAGTGGTTGATACCGAGAATCTCCATCGGCCTGCACGAGTTGGCTTAAACCAACCGTTCCATTCTATTCCGCCGCGGTCACTACCCAGCTCATCCTTAAGTTGACCGATAAACGTGTACTGACCTTGTTCCCAAAATATCTCTGAGTCAACGGTATTACCATCAGCGTCCTTAAACTCAACTGCGTCGTTGATGTCAAATATTCCAGAAAGAGCTGCTGGTACGTTTGTGGCTGTTGCTGTGTTAGTGTCGACTTGTTCAAAATATCTTGTAGTAAGTCCATTACCGCCAAAGAACTGTGGTTCTCCAATAGTAAATCGTGCTTGATCAAATCTGTTTTGAAGACTAATGATTGGCTGATATGTTTCTTCTAGGCCAGTGTTTGGATTAATGACAGTAGGAGCCGCACCATCGATGTTTAAGAAGTCGCCACGTGTCATAGTGGTTCTACGAAGACCTCGTAGAACATCAAGATCTTGACTGATAAATCTATCGCCTTCTTGACCTTGTGCAGCGATATTCCCAAGCATGTTGTTTAATGCAGTCTCTGGAGTGGGTATATCCGCAAAGTTTAGGTCACGACGTAGACCGCGTTTCTTAAAGGTACGAGCCATATTAATGTTCTCTCTTAATGTTGTCCTACTAGTTTATTTATAAATAGTACTGAGGGTTCTTTACATCTTCATAGTTATTTATATCTCATACTAAGAAGATGTGAAAAGTATAAATATAATCAGTAATAAGCAAAAGGTAAGGCTGACCTAGGCATGGCTACATACGCAAACATTGTAATTGATCAAGGCGCAGATTTCGAGGCTACTATTAGTCTTGAGGACGAAAACCAAGATCCATTTGATCTGTCGGGTTATAACGTTACAGGTCAAGTACGTAGAACTTACAAATCAGCCACCGCTTATGATTTTACCGTTAACGTCGCAGATGCAGGCAATGGACAGGTAACTATATCAATGACAGCAGCTGAAACTGCTGCGATCAAATCAGGTCGTTATGTTTATGATGTTAAGGCTACATCGTCAGGTGGAGCAGTAACACGAGCACTTGAGGGATCCGTTGAGGTAACTCCAAGCGTAACTAGGAGCAGTTAACGAATGAAGATTAAGGCAACCATAAAGGATCAAAACGATCTTCGTATTAGGACTTCAAGTTTTCAATCAAGAAGACTTGGCGATCTAACCGACGTGGACACTACTAATCTTCAGGATGGATCAGTCCTAGTATATAATTCATCAACGACTAAATTTGAAACAACTATCACACTCGAAAAACAAATCATTAACGGGGGCAACTTCTAATGGCAACGACTATTAAAATTCATCGCTCCAGTACTACTAACGCTCCAGTAGATCTGCATCAGGGGGAGCTCGCGTACTCATACGGTACCGATGGACTAACTCCCGCTGACGTAGCTTCTGGTGGTAAGCGACTCTATATTGGTACTGGATCTGTTCAATCCGATGGCTATGCAGCTTCGGTAGAACTAATTGGTGGTTCGTATTTTACGAATCTACTTGACCATGCACATGGCACACTAACACCTAACTCTGCGATTATCGTAGACGGTAACTCAAAGATCGATGTTCTTAACATTGATAACATTACCATTGATGGTAATGACATTACTTCGACTGACACCAACGGCAATATTAATATTACGCCTGACGGTACTGGTCGAACAAACATTACTAACCTAACCGCAACCACAACGATCGTATCCGACCTTGACGCAAACAGAGTTGTTCTTACAACGACTTCTGGTCAACTCGTTGAGTATGATTCGTTTACTTACTCTGCTGGATCCGACGGTGGAATCGTAGTAGACATTCAGGGTGATCTTGATATCACTGGATCCGCCGATATTGATAACATTAATATCAACGGAAACACAATCAAGGCATCTGATACTAACGGCAACCTTAATCTTCAAGGTGACGGTTCAGGTTATGTAGACTTTAACACTACTGACGCTGTCAAGCTACCTGTTGGTACTGACGCTCAGAAATCAGGTTTCACAAACGTCCAAGGTCAGATTCGATACAACACTGACTCGTCTGGATTTGAGGGTTACAACGGTACTAACTGGAGTGGCTTGGGTGGCGTAATCGACGTTGACCAAGATACGAAGATTCTTGCTGAACTATCCTCTGGCGCAGATAACGATAAACTTTACTTCTATACAGCCAACGTTCTAAGAATGACTGTGGACCAAAACGGTCTAGAGTTTAACGATCAGTCGGCTTACATTGATGTAGGTAATCTTCGTTTAGCAGCTAACACGATTAGCACAACGGATGGTAACGCAGCTTCTCCATCAACCATGATCCTTGATCCTAACCCTGCTGGTACACCCGGTACGGTTCTTATCCAAGGTAACCTTCAGGTTAATGGTACAACCACAACGGTCAACTCAACGACTACTACAGTCAACGATCCGATCTTTGTTCTTGCTGACACTGTCTCAATTAAGACTCTTGAATACGAAGCCGCAACGGCAACCACTCTTGGTGCCAATGCTTCCGTAGGCGATACGACAATTGATGTTGCATCCGCTACGGGTATTCAAAACGGTGACACCGTAACTGGTGCAGGTATTGATAATAACACCACGGTAACTAACATCGCTGGTACAACGATCACTATCTCGCAACAAGTCGCAACGGCAATGACATCCGGTGATGCGGTTACGTTTACCGACTATACTCTTGCTTCTGGTGCTACCTCGATCGATCTTGCTGATGGCGACAATATTGCCGTCAATGATGCAGTAAGTGGTACGGGTATCGCTGGTGGTACAACCGTATCGTCCATAGTAATTAATACTGATGGTACTGCGACCGTTGGCCTGTCCGCAGCAACGACCGGTGTTCTTAATGATAACCAAGAACTAACATTCACCAAGGCAACTGACGACAACAGGGATCGTGGTATTAAGTTCCATTATGTGGACGGTACCGCCAAGGTTGGTTTCTTTGGTTACGATGACAGCACTGGTGAGTTAACCTATGTACCTGATGCAACTGATACTGCATCGGTTATCTCTGGTGACCGAGGTGTTGCTCACTTTGGCGATCTTAAGCTTGACGGTAACATCACCGAGTATGGTGAAGGCGCAAGCTCAGCAATCACTGACGGTGAGTTGCTGATTGGTAACTCTTCTCTTGGTCAATTTGATAAAGTAACTCTTGCCACCGCGGCCAACACTGCGATTGAGATCGTTAACGGCGCAGGTACGATTACCTTTGATATTGATGAAGCAACCACAATTGCTACGACTGATACCGCTCTTACCGCAACTGACGGTGATGGGTTGGATCTTTCTCCTTCTGGAACAACGGCTCAGAACAAAGACGCACTTGGTGTGGCATCGTTCGCAAGTGAGCAGTTTAACGTTTCTGCAGGTCACGTTTACATCACCACGATTGATGGTGGTGAGTACTAAATTTTTATGATAGCGGGGGTACATACCCCCGCGTTTGACTTGCCTTATATAAGGCGTACATTGTTGAGGAATATTCTTAATGGCGACTAATGTCAAGCTAAAGCGGTCCGCCGTACATGCGAAGGTACCAACTACCTCTGCATTACAGTTAGGCGAACTCGCGATAAACACATACGACGGATACATCTTTCTTAAAAGGGATGGCCTAAACGGGGAAGAGATTGTTCGTTTCCGTGGTAACTGTGCGACTGATGAATCAGTTATTCTTGACACTTTCACCGGCGATAACTCAACCGTTGACTTCAATCTAACCGAAGCACCAGCGGATGAACAGTACGTCTTTGTAACAATCAACGGTGTGTCACAGCACGCCGATGCTTATACTCTCTCAAACGGAACTCTTACCTTCTCCCAGGCACCCGCGCTGAATGACGCAATCGAGTGTCGGACTTTAGCGATTCATAATGCTGAGTTCCGTTTGAGAGATTATCAGTCCTACGTATATCAACCCAGCACTAGCACGACAACGTTCACTGGTGCGGATGTAGACGGTAACACCCTTACATACGATCTTGAAATGATCGAGGTGTATCTTAACGGTGCTCGTCTTGTTCATAGTCTTGACTATACGGCAACGAACGGTACATCAGTCGTTCTTCAAACGGCAATATCATCAGGTGATACTCTTGAAATTGTATCGTTGGCCAAGGCCAGCTTTATTGACTCAGAAGGGTTAATCAATAGCGAGCTTGTAGCTACAACAACATCCTCAGGTCAGATCGTTGATACCTTCAAATCAAATACTTACAGAACAGCAAAATACATTGTGTCTATGTCGCACGCAAGTGCAGGTTATCATGCGACTGAAGTTTTATTGGTTCATGATGGTACAACAGTGTACATGACCGAGTATGGTACGATATATACTAGTAGTTCCCTAGGAACATTGGATGCATCAATCTTAACGGGCAACGTAAGGTTAACGGTAACACCGACCAATACGAACACCACGATTAAGACTAAAAGAATTACGGTGAGCGCATAACATGGCATTGACAAGAATCAAAACGGATCAAGTTCTAGACGGTACAATAACCAACGCCGATCTTGCGTCAGACATCGCGCTAAACACTAGTGGAAATATTACGACTAGTGGTGATATTAGTGCTGCAGATATTAGTGCTGCAAACGTAACACTGACTGGTGAACTTAACGGTCCCGCTACGTTCTATATTGATCCTTCTCCTCATGACCCAGATACAGACGGTTCAACAAACGGTCTTGTTGTTATCCGCGGTGACCTTCAGATTGACGGTACAACCACTACAGTCAACTCAACCACAATGGACGTCGCTGATCTTAATATCACTCTTGCATCAGGGGCAGCCAATGCAGCTGCAGCGGACGGTGCAGGACTAACGGTTGATGGTGCAAGCGCAACGATTCTATATGACGGCACAAACGATGAGTGGGATTTTAATAAAGATATCCACGTAGACACAATACTTACTGACACTGGTATTGTTCACGCTGGTGATACTGATACGTATATAAAATTTTTATCAAATAGAATTTATTCAGATGTAGGTGGTAACAGAATACTAGACGCGCAAGCGGGAGACGTAAAAATCAACGGGCCTGACGGCTCGGCTGGTATTGCGATTGACACTGGCGGTTATGTTGGTATTGGAGGTGTTACAAATCCTACTAGAAATTTACATGTAGAGACCGCTGACGCGATTCCACTTAGGATTGAGGGCGAAAGCGATGGCGCAATTTCATATTCGGAGTTCGTAAACGCTTCTACTTCTGACGTAGGAAACGGAGTCGGTATAGAATTTAGGGCTTTGACTACTACGCAAGAGCGTCAGCTTTTTTATGTACAAAGTAGTTGGTCAGACAATACTGACGCTGATAGAGAAAGTCTAACAAGAATTTTTACGAGTGGAGGTGGCTCTCAAAAAAATCCACTTACTATAGTAGGAGATAAAGTTGGTATAGGTACAGGCGCCAATACACCAGACACACTTCTACATATCAGTGCAACTAGTCCACATATTGATATTGGTCCAAAAGGTGGTAATAGAGGTAAGATTGGTTATCATGACTTAGATGTTATTATCGGCTCTACGTCAAGCACCGGCGAAATCATCTTTAAGAACAATATAGGTTCAACAGACTCACCGCAGGATAGCGGTGACGTTAAGATGGTGATTGGCGATACCAACGTAGGTATTGGTGTAGAGACTCCAGAGTCTAGGCTAACGGTCGGCACTAACGCAATCACTACTCTTAAACCTACGGCAGTTTTTGTGGATGGCGCAAATGGTGGTTCCGTAACAATTCGTGGTCTATCGCCTACGCTTGCATTTGACAAAACAGGAACAAATGCATCAGCAAGAATTCTACTTGACGGTGGTGCACTACAATTCCGTGATGGCGATTTAGACCAAACGGATCCAAATCAGACAAATTCAGTCACCAGCAATCTTCTGATGGTTCTATCACATGATGGTAAGTTGGGTATTGGTAACTTTGGTGACGGTAACACCGCTCCTTATTATATTGATCCAAGTTATCAACTGCACGTCAAAGGTGCTGGAGATATTAAGATTGAGGATGACACTGGTGGTGGTTCGGCACACTTAAGAATTGGCGCATCAACCTCTGGCACACGTGACAGTGAATGGAAAGTTAAAGTCTCTGGCTCTGATGATGAGTTTCATATCGACCATGACTATACTGCTGGTGGTGTTTCTGTTGGAACTACTGCATTTAAGATTTCTGGCGCAACGCATTCGTTGTATAATGATAATGATCAACCAACGATTAGGCCTACACTTAACTTAGACTTCGCTAACTCTAAGCAACTTGATCCACGCATTACGTTCAATCGTGAATCAATTGGTTCCTACTATGATAATAATAGGGTTTTAAGATACGCTGTTAATAACGAACCACGCTTTGACCACAATCCTGCGACTGGTGAGAGTAAAGGGCTTCTCATAGAAGAATCTAGAACCAATCGTGTGGATCAGAGTAGTTACTATCACATGGGCGAATGGGGTGATGCAACATCAACAGATCATCACTACGTATTTAACGCTGCCAAAGCTCCTGACGGAACATATACCGCAACAAAAATCGTTCCCGGTGAATCTAGTAGTCGTAAAGGAATATATTCCACTACTTTAACAGTGTCAAGTGGCTGGCAAGTGTTTAGTACATACGCAAAGGCAGCAGGATATGATACTCTTCTCTTGTCGCAAATTTTTGGTTCGAACTCTTCTGGGTATGGTTATAAGTTTAGATTGGATAACGGAACATATTCGCAAGTGACTACACCTTCCGTCTCAACCATAGTATACATGGAGGATGTTGGAGATGGATGGTACAGGTGTTCAGTAGCATTTGAGAATACTAATGGTACAAACTATGCAAATATTTTTGTTGGAGATAGTACAGACATTAATAGTTATGACCCATTTTGGAGAACTGTAACAGGATCAGGCGATAGAGTAAGTGGAATTCTCATTTGGGGCACACAATACGAATCCGGAGTAGATAATCCATCTTCTTATATTAAGTCTGACGTTAGATTTCTTTCTAGATCAAGTCGTGCATCTTACCATGATGAAAATGGTTTGTTAAAAATCGCTCCTCAAAACAGTCCTAGGTATGGATACAAGTTTGATGGCGAAAAATGGGTAGATGCTGGGCTAATTTTAGAGTTAGCTTCTACAAACATTTTTGGATACTCTAACGACTTTGACGATGATAACTCCGGTGGAGGCGCTTGGGAAGACAATCAAAGCGGTGCGAATGCTATAAGAACAACAGCAGTCACATCTCCTGAAGGCATATACAACGCAACTTTCCTTAGGGAGGATTCCGCAACAACAAACCACTTTTTACGTGAAACGTTTAGTGAAATAGCTGGTACATATTATTGTTTTTCTCTCTATGCTAAAGCAAATCAAAGAGATGAGCTTAATCTAAACATAGGAGCAAGTAGACTTTTTGGTAAATTTGATTTAACAAATGGTACAGTGTTAGAGTTCGGAGATAATAACACTAACTTCACTAATGGTACTGCTGAAATTGAAAATGTTGGCGATGGTTGGTACAGATGCGCAATCAGAGGATACTCTGTTAATGCTGGTTCTAACTATGTTCGTATTGCTTTAGGCGATGGGGTTGGTACAGGAAACACACCTTCATATACAGGCGACGGATCTTCTGGACTTTACATATATGGTGCTCAATTAGAAACTGGTAACAGAGTAACAACATATATTCCGACTTATGGCGGTTCAGCGACAAGAAGTGCAGATGTAATTTCATCAGGAGATACTCAAAGAAAAGCAGACGATTGCTTTATGCCGGTGTCAGATTGGTATAATCAAGACCAAGGGACTTTATATGTAGAGCATAATGTCGATAGAGACATTACTAGTGATGCTTGGGGTATCGTTACCATAGAGAACGAAGGAAGTACAGATGATTATATCGGTATTAGATATCGTTCAACAGGCACAACGGGTGAAGTTCTATCTTTGAATGGTTCATCTGAAATGTCTGCTTCATCAATTTCAGCAGCCGACTTAAACTATTTTAACAAAAGCGCATTTGCGTTTGCAACAAACGATGCTGCCGCAGTTGGTAATGGCGGAACAGTGAGTACTGATACAACTGTGACTCTTCCAAAACTTACAAGAATGACTATAGGTGACGGGGAAGGAATCAATTATATTGGTGGCCACATCAAAAATATTAAATATTATCCAAAGAGACTTGGTAATGCAGAACTAATAGCATTGACGGAGAATGACTAAAAATGGTTAAATTAATTGGAACAAATCCAAACCAAGTACCTAGTAATGCTGATCTTGGAACAGCGGCCTTTCAGGATGTAACTGACTTCTTGACTGCAAGAGGTTCAAGTCTTTCTGCGATTAATTCTGTTATTCCTAAGACCGCGGTTGACGTGTTCATCTATGACACAAGTAAAGACTCTGATGGTGGCGCATGGCGTAAGCGTACACAACACACTTCTTGGTATAACGAAAAATTGAATACTACAATCCGAGGTAGTCGTAAAGAGTTTCCTGCGGTTGCTGTGATTGTGGCTGAATCTACGCAAGTCACTATCTATGACGGTGATGCTCCTGAGTTACTGATGTGGATGATATTCACTTGGAGTGGAACTGGTAATAGTGCATTGGGATATAATAATAGAGCAAAAAGTGCTGTTACTATGTCAAATGGACAATTAGTAACTTGTAGTGATCCAGATGGTGTTCACATAGCAAGATTTGTATATGATGATGTGGTTAGATACACACATACTGGATATTTTAGAACAACTAATGCTATTGCTGAAAGAACAGGCGTTCCTCATATCACCATTAACACAACAAACGTTCTTGTTGCATCAACTTGTAATGATGTAGCCATGACTGTGCTACCCAACGCCCCGATTGATTCAGTTACGGGCTTACCTGTTCCAACGATTGCGGTGGCGACTAATACTGGCGTGAGTGTGATTAAGGATGATGGGAACGTCTATGATAGCAACACAACAAAAACTATTTCCTGGGTTACTATACAAGACGGTACATTATTTCATGAAGTTGGCGATACAGCAAACTTTTCAGAACAAGTAGAACTCTCTAGTATTAACGTTGACGGTTGGTCTGGGGTTAGATTTGCACAAGGGAGTACAAGTCCAATAAATGTTAGAGGTTCTACTTCACACGGTATTGCGATGACTTCTACTAAGGTAGCTGTCGGATCTGATTTTTCTGGGGAAGAAGGCCTTGGGGTATATGATAACCCAAATAAAATATCTGTTGCTTCTGGCGGTGATGACGACAGTGGGTACAAGCAAGCCTACATCACCTCCGACTACAACACAGGTTGGATAAACGGCAACATCAAACTAGCCACCTTGTCCGACACAAATGCGGCAGATGTGACCGGCAGTAGTGAATTGGTGACGAATGGTACGTTTGATACTGATACGAGTGGGTGGACTGTTAGTGGGTTTTCTCAAAGTGCGGGCGTTATAACAAGTTCAACTTCAGCATCTCAGGCAGATCAAACAATAACAACCACAAGCGGCGAAACTTATGTTGTATCATTTGACATTACTGCTAATCACGCAGACAGCCAAAACGGCTTATATATTAGAAATGCCGATGCTTCTTCACATGTTGATTTTAGGGTAAATAATCAAACAGGGCCTTTTAGTGGAACATTTCAAGCGACTGGTTCGTCAATGATTATTAGGCTTTATAACGGCTCCTCAGCAGGAACTGTTTCATACGACAACATCTCAGTTCGCATAGCCGAAGAAGACCGCAGCGTGAACAGCAATGGCTTACAAGTCTTCGGAACTGTGAAGAAAACACCAGTTGCGGCAGGTGCAGACTTAGTTTCATATAGTGGGTTTAGTGCGAGTAACTATATACATCAACCTCACAACGATGATTTAAGTTTTGGCGTAGGTGATTACAGTGTTATGTGTTGGTTCAATTCATCGTTAACGACCGGTGCTGGATATTTATTTGATAGAGGTGATTCCGCTGGGCATTCTAGAATAGCCGCTTATCTTCAAACGGGCGGAAACGTAGTTACTTATACTACAAATTCAGCTGGTACTGTGGTGTATGCGGCTTATGCTAACTCTTACACAAATTCTGTATGGCACTTATACACCGCGGTGCGAAGAAGCGGAGTTATATACACTTATGTAAATGGCAGACTTTTAGGTAGTTTTTCTCAAGGACAAAGCCTTAATAATGATGATGCACCATTATCTGTTGGCACCAGATATAATAAAGTAGAAGGTTTCGTTGGTTCATTAGCTCTAATGCGCTGGTCAGCCACAGCTCCATCCCCAGAACAGATCAAGCAGATATACAAAGACGAGAAGGTGCTATTCCAAGAGAACGCTAAGTGTACTCTCTACGGCTCATCTGATGCTGTCACAGCACTAGCCTATGACGATGACACTGAACTGCTTCACGTAGGCACAAGTGCAGGTCGCTCAGTGTTCCAAGGGCTTCGTAGAATAGACAACACAACCGGTGCTGTTGGCATAGCAATTAGTGCAGCTAATGGCATGGTAGTAGAGGAATAATCATGACAGTTAAGATTACAAAACCAGAGATTAACATTCGTGAGAAGTTGACTGAGTTACAGAAGCCTAGCGGTATTGCAGGCGAAGCAATGCTACGTGCTGATACACCACAAGAACAGCAGGCTCTTATTGGAGCTGCACCAAACCGTAATCTAATTATCAATGGTGATTTTCAAGTATGGCAAAGAGCAACTACAGGAACATCGGGTTATGTTGCTGATCGTTGGGATGGACACAATTGTACTTCTCAAAGTAAACAGTATGATGCAGAGGTTGGAAATTATCTTCAGTTCACTGCAACTAATGCAGCTGTTATGTATTATGGAATAGAACTTAACGAAACAGGTAAACCTGCCCCCTTTGAATTAGGAGAAACTTATACTGTATCATTAAAGGTTAAGTCAACTGCTGTTATGCATAAACCAAATGTTTCTTTCAGAGACAATTTAACATTTGGGACGAACACAGTTTTTAGCTCAATAGAAATAAAACCACATAGAGGGACTGGCGAATGGGAAGACGTAGTGTATCAATTCACTGTAACTTCACTTCCACATGGGACAGCTCCTTTGTTTGAATTGACTCTAGTAAGTTTTGATTATGCAAATACGCAAATTAACATTGCACAAGTACAAATGGTTAAAGGTAAAGTCGCCACTCCATTTGTCCATCGTTCTTATGCTGAAGAAGTAGCATTATGTCAGAGATATTATTATAGGATTAATGAAGGAGGCAGTGATAGACATGTTGTTGCTTCTGGATTCGCATTAGATCAAGACGATGCATATGGAATTTTTCACTTACCAGTTCCAATGCGAGATACACTGACTGTGACTATGAATAGGCTTGCAGTATATTATGATGGAGCTACACACTCTTTGGCTGGTAATAGTATTCAGGCAAGTTATTACGATACTTCGCCAATAGGTCCTACAACGGTTCAGGTAATGGTTGACTTAACTTCAAATGTATTAACTCAACAGCAAGCAGTAGGCGTGGGATTTCCTGGACAAGCCAACCCAAACAATCCTGGCTCTGGTGGATATATTGATTTTGACTCAGAGTTTTGATGAACCTTATAAATAACTATGTAAAGAGATACCCTTTAGGAGAAATTAACAATGCCTTATAAAATTATGGAGTTTGAGGGCAGTTACTCAATTAGCAAGGATAATATGTCGATTCCAAGATCAACTGGAAATCGCCACTATAAAATGTTCATTGAGGATATTGCTCTGGGTAACGACACCGTTGAGGGCCCTGACGTTGTGACTGAAGGGTACGAAACACTAAGAGCAGCTGCATATCCGTCCATGGCGGAACAGCTAGACATGCAGTACTGGGATAACGTAAACGGCACCACAACTTGGGCCGATGCCATTCAAGCAGTCAAGGACGAGTATCCAAAAACGATGGAGAGAACCGTAACCGTCGGTGACGTACCTGCATGGGTTCAAGAAGAAGCCGATGCATGGCTGTTTGATCATCAGCTTAGGGAATACACGGCTGCAGTCACACGTCTTGCTCAGTATAGACTTGCCGATGGCCAAGAAGAAGTTATCGAGGATGTTGTCGTAGGACAAGAACCTGTTGTTGACTCAGACGGAACGTATTCATACGATTCAGATGGTCAAGTTGTGATGCAGGATATCGTTCAAGAAGACGTAGTGACTACGGTTGGTATTGATCCGCTTCCTGCTACCGTTGCAGAGCTGTCCATGGATTCAGATGGAAATCATGTTGAAACCGAAGTACCGAATCCACAAATCGTAAGAGACGATGAGGCACGCGCAGCTGCACAGGCAGTCATTGATGCAACTCCTCAACCAGTGATTGATCACTACGAAGCAAATCAGTAAGGTAGAATAGATGGCAACGACTAAGGCACTAGAGCTCGGACAATTCGGTACAGATCTAACCGTTGATGACTCAACCGGTGCGGTCACGATTGCCAACGACATAACAGTAAACGCTGCGACATCCACTGGCATTGATGATAACGCTACGACGACTAAGTTAACGATTAGCGATACTGCTATCAGTGCAACCACTGCAAACTTTAGACTTACGGGTGGATACAACTTTGAGTGGGGTAGTGGATTCACAAACGGTGATCCAGCAATCTGGGCAAACACTAGCCAAAAGAAAATTAGGATTGGGCCATCAGGTAATACCGACGGTGAGATTTTAGTTGTTGGAACTTATGGGATCGATGTCAATGGCGACGTCAAAACCACTGGAACTCTTAAAGGTCCTTCTCTTTTCTACATCGATCCGTCAACATACGAAACGGATTCAGATGGATCATCAGCAGGATCCGCAGCGGGTACCGTTCGTATTCGCGGCGACCTAATCGTAGACGGTGCTACCACAACGATCAACTCAACGACACTGACCGTTGACGATTTGAATATTGTTCTTGCATCAGGTGCAGCTGATTCCGCAACGGCAGATGGCGCTGGTATCACGATTGATGGCGCAAGTGCAACTTTAACATATTCATCAACTGACGATAAGTTTGTATTTAATAAAGCACTAGATGCAAATTACACTAGAGTAATTTCTTCAGGGGCAGCCACTAGTCCAACGGATGGCACAAGTTTAGAAATTCATTACGTGACTAGTGGAAGAACACAAGGTGAAGGCGCTTACCTGATACCTTATGACAGAGATAACAGTCAATATAAGCCATTAACCGTTGATGCACAAACGATTAGACTAGTCGGTGGAAATACTCTTATAGCCGATAATCTTAGAACAGACGCTTTTGTCCCTTCTCAAAGATTACACGTCTATGATCCTAGCACTGCTTATATACTAGCAGAAACTGGTGGTACGGGAACAAGTGCTGGACATAGGTCAACTGCAGGAACAAACGATTGGGTTTGGTTCGCAACTGAAGGCCAACCAAATTATAGGCTCTATGATTATTCTGCTAGCGCTGTAAGGCTAACTGTAAAAAACAATGGCAATGTTGGTATCGGCACTGAAGATCCACAGTCACATATTGAAATAGAACAGACTGGAAGCACGGTCTTTGATGATACTGATACGAGCGGGCAAGCAGGAGACGGTGCGACACTTGCAATCCAGAATTTATCTGACACTAACGACACTTTTAGTCAGATTCTTTTTAGAAATCGTAACGCTTCAAAAGCCGTTTCACGTATCGTATCTATAACTAATGGCACCGGAACCGATCTAGCATTTGTCGTTGAAAATCAAGGCAGTGCGCCTAGTGAGGTTATGCGTATTGTAAAATCTGGCAATATTGGTATTGGTACCACGGATCCTGTTGATAACTATGCCCCAGATGTTACAGGTGGAGCAACGAAACTTGCAGTCGTGGGAGCAACCACGGGATCCGGTTGGCATGAAACAGCGCACTTTGTTGCAGGTAGTGATGATGACAATACTGGTGCGGTTGTAAGAATTGGTCATTATGATAATGACAGAGGTCTTGCGATTAAAGCAGGCCGCCAAGTATCAAACAGATCAATTGCTCACTTTGAGTTAAGATCTTCAAATAATGCCGATTACCCAATTCTTACATTAAAAGAAGAAACCGCAAACGGTGCTCAGCTCTATGTAGGTATCAACAACAACGACCCAAGTACTAACCTTCACATCGTTGATGAGGCCGACGGCGGAGCATCTTGGAATACGTTCCAACAGATTGGCCGTAGAGCAGGGTCAGGTGATAACTTACACTTCCAAACTCTCCATGATGGTTCTGATGGTGTTAACGCAATGGCAATCGTCATTGGTAGCGCTCGTAAGTTAGAGGTTGATAAGAGAGATACCTCGTATGCCGTTGGAGCTTTTAATGATGGCGGTCAATCCGGTGAAGGTAAAGCACTAAGAGTAGTCGCAAGTGGTCGTGGCGTTGGAATTCCGGACGTTAATGTATTACAAGTAGAAAATAATGCTGATACCTTGTTTGGTGTGCAGAATAATGGAGCGCTAAAAGGTAAAAATCTTCTTCCAACAACTAAACCTGCGCTTTTACTTGATTTTGCTAACTCAAGTATGATGGATCCAAGGATGACCTTTGTAAGAGCATCAAAGGCAAGTTATACCGACGAGGACGGCAGAGTTAAGATTGTTGATTATAATCAACCTAGATTTGATCATCACAAAAAGACTGGAGAAAGACTTGGGCTTTTACTTGAGCCATCTCGTACAAACGAACTACCAAATATTTCTTCAGGCGAATGGGATGAAAGTGGAGGAGCCAGTATCATTGAAAATACTACTGAAACATTAAGTCCTGCTGGCGATTATACTGCAGCTAAGGTTATTCGTGGAACTGATGCAGCGTATCAAACAATAGGCTTTACCACAGCTACCGTTTCTTCAGGATATGTTTGGGTTACTTGGTACGGAAAAAATAACCCTGATAATCCAGGGACATGGTTCATTCAATGGCTTGATAGTACGTATTCTTGGCAAAACACTAGTTTTTCAGCTTCTCAGCTAAGCGGTGGCAGTTTTGAAACCGATGAACCATATCCTGGTGTCGACAGTACTACTAAATTTTCACAGTATGTTGGAAACGGTTGGTATAGACTTGGTGTACGGCTCCAAACAGGAGGTCAAGCGATTGGTTTTACTTTTCATCCTTTTCGAGCCGACCAAGTAGCAGGTGATGGTAGCACAACGTATCAATACATATGGGGTGTGCAACTCGAACGAGGTGATTTTCCAACTTCTTATATCCCAACACAACATGAAGCAAGAACACGTAATCTTGATCTAGCATACATGGAACTAAGTCACGAAAAAGACACAGCGATATATAGCGAGGATGGTGGCACTATGTTGATTGATGCATTTACTGGTAACACTAGTAATGCCTCAGGTGAGGTTATCGTAAGGTTTGATGACAGAACAGCTATAGCAGCATCAGGGACAGCTGGAGATAACTTTATAAATATTGATAGATACTCTAGTGGGTTGGCTGCAAGGATTAATTCCTCAGCCGGCGGATTTACTACGAACCTTGCGATTGGTGGAAACACGGCTACTGCGCAATTTAATAAAATTGGTCTTTCTTACAATGGCACTAGAGCTGACTACACATATGATGGTTATCAAGCGTCTAACTCAGGTGATAGCGCAACAACGGTACCGTTAGAAAATGATATCGACCATCTATGGTTTGGTTCTGATGATGAGATTAGAACAATTCGTAAGTTTGCGTACTGGAGAAAGTACCATGACATTTACACACTTCATGCGCTGACAGAGGATTAGTAATGACAGAAAATATTTTTGGAACAAAAGCAAATCAGGCGCCAACGAATTCAGATCTTGGCTCAATGGCTTATCAGAACACTGATGCAGTAAGTGTTAAAAAAGCTCAGATAAAAGAACTTACCTCAACACCAGGAATGTCTTTTAAGAGAGGTCCTACTACTCAGCCAATAATGATGATGGATTTTGCTAACGGTGGAACTAACCCAGGGTTTATTGGTTATACTTCTTTTGGAGAGATGGGATACGTTGATAGGAACGGCCTATACAGATGGGCACCTCCTAATGACGCAATATGTGATCATGACCCAACGACGTTGGAGCCTATCGGTCTTCCGCAAATGAATACTCGTGTTAATCGTTTGACGCATTATATTCCTGGGCACGACACTGGCGTTAATCCAAGATTTACAATTAACCAAGGGCTTACACAGACACTTAACACAACTGAAACCAGAGCTCCTGATGGAACTTATACTGCCACTAAGATTGTTGCTGATACGTCAAGTACAACGCATCGCATGGCCTCTAATACAAATCCGGTTTATAATAACACTCATTGTTTTTCAATTTTTGTTAAGCCTGTTGATAACGGTTATAACACGTTTTTTCATATTGATTGTGATAACACAGGAACTAATAGTACGTGGAACTTATCAACGGGTAAACCTCATACCGTACTTAGAACAAACGGGACGGGAACGTCTGCTTTGATTGACTGGGGTATCAAAGAATATCCTAACGGCTGGTATAGAGTACACACAACTATAAATAACGCGGCCGGTGCTGGTGGTACCACGAGCAACGACTGGAGAATATATGTTAGCAGTAATACGGCCTCTACTACCTTTACAGCAACAGGAAATGAATCTCTTTATGTTTGGGGATGCCAGCTTGAGGAAGGACCAACGCCTTCTCCTTTGATTAGAACAGGCGGCGCTGCCTTAACGCGAAGTGCAAACACCTCAACAGAAAACTCTTTTCTTACTACAAATAGTAGGTATGGCGCTGCTTCTCAAAACGATTGGGGATCTATTCGGTTACCTTATACTGATACCGGTTTTACATATTTTACCGAAGGAATTCAGCTCTGGTATAGGGACGGTGGCACAAATTATTATTATTGGTCGCTAGACACTAATACTAACGAATACGTAGGCCTTCGTATGGGCGGATCATCTGGAAGAATGGCTCATCAAATTTATACAGGAACAACTTATTTTACGAACGAGATAGGCCAAGAACCGTCAAACTCAAATTCAGTTGAGTATCGCCACTTTAAGTGTGCAGGAACGGTTGGCCCAACCCACGGATTTCAGTCGTCTACAAGATTTTCAAGGGCTGATGGTAATATTCCTCAAGCAAGTGGTAATTACGACAGCTTAATAATATATTATAACCAGTCTCAAGAAACACTTCCAAAGTATGACGGTAACCTTGGAGATCCTGATTTTGTTGAGTACTTACAAAGACCAATATCAACCATTGAATCGAACGGAGGCCTTCCGTTTTCAGATGGATCAAACGAACCCTATAAATTTTATCTTGGAAGTTCTACTGGAAGTCAACCGTCAAGAAATGGATGGATCAAAAAAATTGCGTTTTGGGCGGGTGAGGCTGATGAAGAAACTCTTAGAGAAATGGTGAAGGTATAATGACGAATAAACTCATAGGTAATTTACCAAACCAAGTGCCAACAAACGGCGATCTTGGATCAATGGCTTATCAAGATGCCGAGGCTATTAAAGTTAAAGAAGTAGTAGTATCCAAACCTTTTTACATATATCAAGGAAATAACTATCCAGACTCTGGAGCAGGTGACGCCACTTTCACAACAACTGATGGTAGGAATAGACTTTTAGAGGGTAGGTGTGCAAGAATTGGTAATGGGCAGTGGAAAGCAACCAACATGTCTGACCGCCGTAGTGGAGCAACTAAACTTCTTATTACGGGTCAAAGATTTGCTCCTGGGACAGGTGGATCGTTTAATGGTACACCGATTCCAATAATAAAGTTTTGGTATAAGTCACCGTATCGTGGAGGTGCATATACAACAATTAAGTATGCATTCGCTGCGGATGGCGCATACTCAATGTTGACCGGAGAATTATATCTATTATCACGAGATTATAACTCCAGCAACGTTGTCGTTAAAACAACTGATAGGTCAACGACAAGGAACATTATTGAGAGTCATAGCTCAACAGGAATTCAATACTTACAATATGCGTATTTGTCAGATCCATCCACGGCTGACAACGGAGTTGATCAAGTGACGTTATTTATGTATGGCACTGGATCTCAGGCAGGAAACTATACACTTGACTTTTCACTTGAAGTTACTAATCTATCGGCTGACTCAACCGGACAACCATACGGTATTCAAGATATCGTTTATGCATAAACATTAGGAGAAAAATATGTTCTTTTTGAAAGCAACGGATCAAGAAACTTTTGAGGCAGCTCTCGTAGAAGCGGGTTGGCTTGTTGAAGAAGTACTCAGCGATCATGATGGTACTGTAATTAACCCAAGAGAACAACAGTTTTATACCTCAGGCCACTCTTTGGATGTGATTGGAACGTATCAAAGACAGATAGGATCAAACACTGATAGTGATGGATTAGAAATTCCTATTTTTGAGGACGTTGATGGGTATCACGCTAATCTATTACTTCATGGAGACGTAATGCCTGATTCAATATGGCCTTTTGTTCTTGATGGTAAGGATGGAAGAGATAATCCACCAAGCACTCCAGTTAGATTATTTGCGTAGTATATCCCCCACCGCCAAGCGGACTATTAATTATACCATATTTTTTGCGATATGTAAATAGATAAATAGAATTGAATATAAAATATTTTCATCTACGGGATAGGGAACTAGATGGCGACGCAATCAGACTTTAGAGTCAAGAAGGGCCTCATTGTAGGTACCACTGACACAGCGAATCCAGAATCAGGGACGTTTACATACGACGCCGACTTCGAGACGGTCGACCTGACACTGGACGCAAACGTCAACGCACGACTCGCTCAGGATCATTACTTTTACGTTAAGGCCGGTGCAACGATCACTAAGGGTGACGTCGTTTATGCATCAGGCGCTGTCGGTAACTCAGGTAAGATCGAAGCCACTCCCTACATCGCAAACAATACGATCGACGAATCACTCGTACTCGGCGTTGCCGCTGAGGATATCGCAACCGGCGCGTTTGGATACGTTTCGCAGTTTGGTTCCATTCGTGGACTCGATGCTAGCGGCGGTCTAACGACTGGCGGAGAATCGTGGACTGATGGCTCTATACTATACGCATCTCCTACGTATGCGGGTGAGTTAACGCTTACGAAACCATCCGCGCCGAATCAAGACATCCCTATTGCGTTCGTTATCTCAAACAATGGATCAAACGGTGTTATTGCGGTACGCGCTTCTCGCCTCGGTTATCACATGGACGAAGTTCACGATGTTGAGATTACCTCCATCGCGGACAAGGACCTACTCGTATACAACAGTTCAAACTCTCGTTGGGAAAACGGTAAGACACTAGGTGATCTTACGCTGACGGGTGAACTTAACGGCCCAGCGACTTTCTATATCGATCCGGCACCTCACGATCCAGACACCGACGGAGCCACTAACGGACTCGTCGTGATTCGTGGTGACCTACAGGTAGATGGCACTACAACGACTATTAACTCTACGACTGTTGATATTGATGATCTTAACATTACTCTTGCATCGGGAGCAGCAAATGCAGCTGCAGCAGACGGTGCTGGCATCACTATTGACGGCGCAAGTGCAACACTTACATATGATTCTACCGACGATGAGTTTGACTTCAATAAAGGTATCACTGCTAGCAAATACAGCGTAGCGGACGGTACAGTCGTTGTTGATGGCGCTAAGCGTGGATACTTTGTAACATTATCCAACGATAATCCTGTTAGCTTTTTGGACGGAACTGATGGTACCTCTGGGTCAGGCGCACAGGGTATTAACGTAAGACACGTTTATGCTGGTGTTTCATACGCAAGTGCTACCGCAGGTGCAGGAGATATCGAGGCATCCGCAAACTTTAAGATGGCTGGTAATATTGTTATCAATGGCGACAGGGATTATATTGGTGAAAAAGGATCGTTTATTAATGATGATTCTGCTGATAATAATATCGTCACAATTGGTAATGATTATGCCGCGGCTGATACAGCAGGTGATTCTGCAGGCTTACTATTCCAACTTTATAGAAGTTACGCATCAGGACTAAACGATGCAGCGTACATTAAAGCAGTTAAAGAGGACGCGTGGACGGCGTCAAACTTAAGAAACGCTTCTTTGCAGTTTGGTACTCGTGATAGCACAAACGTTCCTTCAACCAAAATGACTCTTAGGTCTAACGGTCAACTTTATCTGTACAACACTGAGTCAATTTTCATTGATGATGCAACGGAATACTCAGCGACTGAAGCTTCAGAACTTAGTTCTGTAGGTACTGATGCTCTTTATCTTTTCAATGAAGAAAACACTAGTACGAATGGTAAAGTTTCTATTCTTATGCGCAGTACTGGTAGCGGAGGTGGTGCTGCAGGTAGGATCACGTTAAAGAATAACAGAAGCGGAAATAGCGCATTTGCATTCTTTATGAGGGATAATAATCACACCAGTGAACAAAAAGAAAAACTGTATCTTGATTCCGATGCAAACCTATCTCTTAGCGGCACCGCTGCTGTAACTATCACAGCGACACCTGGTACTACGCCAGGAAATAACAGCTCAGTATCATTGGGAAGAGCCGACGGATCAAGTAATGTTCAAATGAACACTGCTCTTACGGTGGATGTCGCTATCTCAGGAATTGCTGGTGTTTCAGTAGGGTCCACGAATAGTAATACACCAGCTACAAGGCTCAGAAGTGCTAACTCTGCAAGTGGTCATATTGTCATTGCTCCTAAGGGTACTGAAAAAATTAGAATCACTGCCGCCGAAGGTCATATGCTGCCTGCGGATACAAATCAAGACCTGGGCTCAGCATCACAGCCTTGGCAAAACATCTATACACAAGACTTGAACTTAAGCAACGAAAAGAGAGACGAGGGTAATTCTGTGGACGGCACAAAGGGCAACTGGACTATTCAGGAGGGTGACGAACACTTGTACATCATAAATAATAAGAGCGGCAAAAGGTTTCGCTTTGCCCTGGAGGAGATTGAGTAATGGCTGTTATCTTAAGTCAATTTGAAAAAACTACAGGTCTTGACCAAGGCGCATCACGCCTTTTCGTTTACGACACGACTAACGATTCGGATGGCGGAGCATGGCGTAAAAGATGTCATAATACATCTTGGTATAACGAACCACTAAATACTTCTTCAAGAGGTAGCCGTAAAGAGTTTCCATCAGTTGCTATTTTTAGTATTAATAGTGGATCAAACACGCTTGATATTTATGATGCCGATCAACCTGACTTTCCTGTATGGATGAAGTTTACTTTCCCAGCATACGCTGCAGCTAGCAACTGGTCGTCTAACTCACTTGGATTAGGCAGAGCAAACTTTTTTGCCTGGGCTCTAAACTCAGTTGCGTGTAAAAACGGATGGGTGGTAGTAGGTAACTCTGAAGCTACGCAATCTGGCGGATTCATATGGAACTTTATTAGTGAAAAGGCCTGGGAGATGGTTAGATATGGCAATGCTAATAACCAATTCTATAAAGTCCCAGGAAGATTAAGTGATAGAAACGACAACACTCAGATCTATGATTTAACCGAAAGTTCAGGAGGTAGATATAACTCGGATCAAAATCCACTTGATACATTTTATGGCAAAATCCCTGGCCAAGGAATTAGGTCAGTCGCCGTAACCGTTAGACCAGGAGCTCCGATCAACGAGGACACTGGACTTCCAATGGTTACGTTTGGGTTCGCTGGTCAACTTGGCGGTGCTATTATTAACGACGATGGAAAAGCCGTTAGCTTTACTGGCAATACTGAGTACCAGTGTATATTTGATGGAGATGGAGTATTTCACTACACTGGCCATAACAACTCAAACTGGTATACCGTAGCTCCTCCTTACACTCAATATAATGGATTGTCTTACTTAGGTCATAGCGGACTTGCTTATGGTAAATTTTCGGCCACAATAAAAAACATGGTCGCGTACAAGGACATTGTTGGCCGCAGGTGGTACGGTACTTCGCTGTGTTTATTCAAAAAAGGATCTCCTACGGATCACACATTTGCGAAAGGATCCCAGTTAACATTAACTGATGATTATATGACTGGGTGGATGCCATTCGCAAATTCTATGTCCATTATAAACGGTTCAGCGACGGCAACTCTTTCTGCTTCTACTGAGTATGTTACAGGTGGCAACTTTTCAAACGCAGGCGATTGGAGTACTGGAGCAAACTGGACTATCTCTGGCGGAACTGCTTCGTCAGTGAATAACGGTGATCCTTATATGACGCAAACCGCTACGGCACAACGTGAATATGGTAAGTATTATATTGCAACACTTCAGCAAAGCGTAGGTAGTAATAGATCAGTCATTCTAGTTAATCAAAATTTAAGCACTCACGTTCAGCCAAACACTGGTTCAGGTAACACTCAGGCGGATCCTCAGTTTGTGATTCATGGCTCTTTGAGTAACCTAGGCGCGAATGATCCTAACTCCGTTGCGGTCTGGAGACAAAACTCGAACAACCAACAATCTAATAACTTATACTCCACGGCGACAACAACCATAGATAATGTTTCAATTCGTGAACTTACGATCATAGATAGATCACCAGGGAAACCGTTTCCTATGGAGGTTAAAGGCACTGGTAATATTCACATCGAAGCAGTTGATACAAACGCTGAAATGACTTGTGCAAGAGTTGGTGATACTGACACTTGGATTGAACAAGAGTTTAACGATAATTTCCTTTGGGGAACTAACGACTTTTACTGGATGTTCTGGGTGTACATACCTGTAGGTGGTAGCGGTGCAATTATTGGTCACGGCGATAGGGCATCAAACGATGGATTCTTAATCAATTATAACCCCACAAGGGAAGGTATTGATTATGGATATCTAAATAGTGTCAATTCATTTATTGGTAATAATACTTCTGTGGATGCAAACTTTCCTAAAGTTGGCCAAGGAAAATGGACTCACGTTGCCGTAGTGATGCATCAGAACAGATTCCAATCTTTTATTGATGGCCAAGCTCATCATTATACGCATCAGGCATCAGGAATAAACTGGTCATCTGAGTGGGAAAGACCAATCACAACATTCTTTAGAAGAGCAGGTTACGACTCTTCATCAGACCCAATGTCAGCCGGAGCAAAACTCTCAATGGTCAGAGCAGGTCATAGCGGATACCTTGATCCAAAAACTATTAAGTTTATATATGACCAAGAAAAGCCTCTCTTTTCAGTCGGCGCTAAATGTTTCTTAACTTCTGATTATGGTGATGCATATCAGGATCCTAGGACTGGAGAACTTGTTGTTGGTGGTGTTACCGGAGGAAGGGTATTTGATGGACTGACCGTAAAGAAAGAACTTAACACTGCTCAATCCACAACGTTCGCTATTGGCGGCGGAATAGCAGCAGGAGATTAATATGGCAACCGAAGTTTTTGGAACAATTGATCATGACTTTAAGATCAGGGAAAAAATCAGAGAACTTGATAGACCCGTAGGTCATCGTGGCGCTGCAGTGCTTGCTGCTCACACGGATCAAGAGTTTCATTATGCAACGGGACTTCATGGTAGAAACATGGTGATTAACGGTGCGTGTCGTATTGATCAAAGAAACTCTGGTAATTTAGTTTCTGGTCAAGGAGGAGGGTATCAAACGATTGATCGTTTTCAAATTGATGCAAGTAATGCTAATAGTTTTTCGTATCAAAGAGTTTCAACTGGGGCTGATATTAATAATGCTCCTCCAGGATTTAGAAACGCTCTAAAAGTAACGACTATCTCATCATTCACTCGCACTAGTTATCAGTTCATTAGACATAATATTGAAGGATTGAACATTTCTCATCTTGGATGGGGAACATCTAAAGCTCAGCCTGTTGTGTTACAGTTTTGGTTTAAGTCAAACTTTGGAGGAATACATAACGTAGTCATATCAAACAATGCAAACAACAGAGCATATGTTATGGAGTTTGACGTACCAGAAGAAGAGTGGGTATGGGTATGTAAAAGAATTCCTGGTGACACTGGAGGAACTTGGCCAACAGACGGAAGTGCAGGTTTAAGAATCAAATGGAATCTAGGATCATCACATACTACTTATGCAACAGATCCTAGTGGATGGATTGGTAGCGACAGAGCTGTAACTGAAAGAACCGTATCGATCTCAGAAAGAACTGGCGCGTATATTATGTTTACTGGTGTTCAGTTAGAGAGAGGTTATAATCCGACTCCGTTTGAACATAGGTTTTACCAAGATGATTTATTACTTTGTCAAAGATATTATTACACGCATGCAAAATCAACTAACCATAACTACACAGGAAATCAATGGTCGACAACTCAGTGTGATACAAGATTTCAATATCCTGTTGTAATGAGGGATACTCCAGCAGTATCATTTGATGTGGTTGATGTTTATCTTCCTGCTAGTGCAGGCGGTGCTGGGTGGAGCACTAATCTTACTACAGTTGCAAACAGAAATAGTAAGTATGGAACAGGTATACGCGTCAATCATAACGGTAATGAGGGAGCTGCTGTTCAAGTTGAGTTTGGCATTGAAGCAGAATCCGAGATATAAATAAAGGTATAACGACAGGAAAATAAAATGGCCGTACCTAACTCAAGACAGACTCTAATCGATTATTGCCTTCGCACGCTGGGCGAGCCTGTGCTTGAGGTAAACGTCGATGAGGATCAAGTAAGTGATCGTATTGACGAGGCACTTCAGTTCTATCAGGAGTACCATTCGGACGCGATCTATAAGGTGTATCATAAACACCAGATCACTGCGGCGGATGTCACAAACGAATATATCGATATTCCTGATGCAGTAACCACAGTTCAAAGAATCTTTCCACTGAACGACGAGAACAGTTCAATCAATATGTTTGATGCTCGTTATCAGATTCACTTAAACGATATCTTTGATCTGCGAAACGCTGGTGCACTATCGAATTATTATCAGACTCAGCAGTACATGAGTACCATTGATCTGTTGCTTAACGGAACCGAGCAGGTTCGGTTTAACCGTCATATGAACAGATTGTACATTGATGCTGACTGGGGAGAGGATCTTAAGGAGAACGATTACGTCATCGTTGATGCCTATCGTATCGTAGATCCTGATACACATACCGATGTATATAACGATATGTTCCTTAAGAGATATGCGGTTGCTCTGATTAAAAAGCAATGGGGCGCAAACCTAATTAAGTTTGAGGGCATGCAACTTCCAGGAGGTGTTACCCTGAACGGCAGACAACTGTATGATGATGCTGTAACCGAGATCGCAGCGGTCGAGGAACAGATGCAGCTTAAGTATGAAATGCCACCAGATTTCTTCATGGGATAACACATGGCAACGAATGTATTCTTTTCACCCAAGGTTAGAACAGAGCAGCACCTCTACGAGGATATCGTAATTGAGGCACTGCAGATGTATGGCCAGGATGTATATTATATTCCTAGGTCACAGATAACTCAGGACGTGATTCTTAATGATGATTACTCAGAGTTCAAGGATAGTTACGCCATTGAGATGTATATCGCTAACACCGAAGGATTTGAGGGTGAAGGAAACCTTATGTCTAAGTTTGGCCTTGAGATCAGGGACCAAGCAACCTTCGTTGTGGCTAAGAGAAGATTTGGTCAGCTCGTAGACATTCCCGATAACTCACTTAGGGAGGACAGACCAAGAGAAGGCGATTTGGTATATCTTCCTTTGTCTAAATCACTCTTTGAGATTAAGTTCGTTGAACACGAGAAGCCGTTCTATCAAGTAAGTCAGTTACCTACATACGAATTGCAGTGTGAGCTGTTTGAGTACGGTTCAGAAAAATTCGACACTTCAATCGAAGAACTCGATCGTTTCGAGCAGATATACGCAACACGAGAAACACTTCTTATCGACGGTGGCGTGTATGGATTCGCACCAGGAGATCGTATCGAGCAACAAATCGTTCCCTTCAAGGAATCAACGGCATCAGCTCAGTCAACACTGGTTTCTAGCTCAGTTGATACCGTAACGGTTACCGATGGAGGATTTGGCTATACGTCAGTTCCTTCTGTTGTCTTTGAGGCACCTCCAAGCGGATCTACCGCAATAGGTACCGCAGTGCTTACTGATGGTGTCGTGACAAGTATTACGATTGATGACCCCGGCAATGGCTATCTAGTTGAACCAGGTGTTACGATTTCTCCTTCACCGGCCGCCGATATTGCCGCTGTTAAGATCACCGGTGAGATCGCTACGTTTGACGAAACGCGGGAAGCCGCTGGATTGGTTACTCGTCAGGCAAGGATCCAAGTCGTTGATGTTCAGTCAAGCCTAGGAGACACTAAGACTTTCCTACCGACGGACCTATCAAATAATATTGGTAAGATCACGCACCTGACTGATGCAAACAACGATTGGTCTATCGTTACCGTGTACAAGGTTGGCAGTGACGGGTTTGATATTCCAAATGAGCCACTCTCCCAGAACGAAGACTTTGAGACCGAAGCAGATTCAATCATTGATTTCTCTGAATCTAATCCATTCGGCGATCCAAGTACGGAGTAATAGATTATGTTTTCAGGCCATTACTATCACGAACACATCAAAAGAGCGGTAGCTGTTTTTGGTACTCTGTTCAATAACATGTCCGTCGTTAAAAAGAACGGAAGTGGTAATGTTATATCGACCATCAAGGTACCTCTTGCGTATGGTCCTAGGCAAAAGTTTCTTGCAAGGATTCAGGACGAAAAACATCTAAACGATCCTAAGCTTGCGATTCGTTTACCTCGTATGTCGTTTGAGATCATATCAATGACGTATGACACAAACACAAAACTGCAAAAAGGTGTCACTAGAACACTTGCTTCTTCTGACCCGACCAAAAAGCAAACCATTCTTAACCCAGTTGGTTATCGTATGGGGCTGCAGTTAAACATTATGACAAAGAATCAGGACGAGGCATTACAACTACTCGAGCAGATTCTTCCATACTTCCAACCGGAATACACAGTAACCGTAAAGGAAGTTCAAAATAATTTTAAGTCTGATATGCCATTCGTACTTCAGTCAGTAACAATGTCTGATGACTATGAGGGTGATTTTCTTTCACGTCGTGCCATTATTTACACACTTGAGTTTGAGACTCGTGTAAGGTTCTATGGGCCGTTAAGTGATAAGGGAATCATTCGTAGAGTCGATGCAACGTTCGCTGATACTGAAATGACTGTTAATGATGAACCATACCAAACACAAAAGATTTATATCTCACCTAGTACCGCTCAAGAAACGGATGACTATGATATTGAGGTTGAACTGATTAATCCAATTCCTGACGAAGCTGTGATATCATTCACGACAAGCTCAGGAACATTTACCGTTGGCGAAAGCGTCACTGGTAGTACATCAGGAACAGTTGGCCGTATAAGTGCAGTGACAGGATCGACCATTACGGTTGATTCTCCAGATGGAAGATTTACCGATACCGAAACAGTTACAGGGGTAACCTCTGCGGCCACACTAACGGTTGATTCTTCCTCGGATTCTTGGGTGTTGTATGACGGATAATCCTACCAAAGAAATTGATGACGATTACGAATACGCTCGTGCTAAGTATTACAACCTAGCAGAAAAGGGTGATGAGGCAATCGATCTAATGATGGAACTTGCTCGTGAGAGTGAGCACCCTCGTGCATTCGAGGTTTTATCAAACATGATGAAACAGAACGCAGAGATCACCGACAGATTGATGGATCTTCAAAAGAAGAAAAAGGAAATCAAACTAGATCCTAATAAAAGGTTGCCAAACTTAACTCAGAATAATGTTTATGTGGGATCCACTACGGATCTACAGCGTATGTTACATAATAAGAAAAAAGAAAAAGCAGTTATAGATCATGAGCCAAAGTCGAATAACGAATAACGAGTTCGGCTACCTCGGCAACCCAAACATTAAAAGGGATGGTGTCGAGCAAGAGTGGACTCAGGAAGAAATCAAAGAATACGCAAAGTGTATGAACGATCCCGTATACTTTGCGACTAAGTACTGTAAAATTATTTCTCTCGATGAGGGTTTGGTTCCTTTTAACCTATATCCGTATCAAGAAGAAATGTTTAAGCATTTTAACAAACACAGGTTTTCGATTGTTTTAGCGTGTCGTCAGTCGGGTAAATCGATATCATCGGTTACCTATCTGTTGTGGTATGCAGTTTTTAATCCAGAAAAAACTATTGCTGTATTAGCGAACAAAGGTTCAACCGCTCGTGAAATGCTAGCGCGTATTACGATTATGTTAGAGAACCTTCCGTTCTTTCTTCAACCCGGTTGTAAAATTGTAAACAAATCCAACATTGACTTTTCTAATAACTCTCGTATTATCGCTGCCGCTACATCAGGATCCTCAATTCGAGGTATGTCTGTCAACCTACTCTTCCTTGACGAATTTGCATTTGTCGAGAACGACGCAGAGTTTTACACCTCAACATATCCAGTTGTGTCAGCGGGTGCAGACACCAAGGTCATTATCACGTCAACGGCAAACGGAGTCGGAAACGTATTTCATAGAATCTGGGAAGGCGCAGTTCAAACAACCAATGACTATAGATCATTCAAGGTGGATTGGTGGGACGTCCCAGGAAGGGATGAGGAATGGAAAAGACAGACCATTGCCAATACATCTGAACTTCAGTTTAACCAAGAATTTGGAAACACATTCCACGGAACAGGAAACACCCTGATCGCTGCCGATGCGCTATTAAAACTTCAAGCGCAGAATCCAGTATACGTTCAAGACAACGTCAAGGTATACGAAAAGCCACAACGAGATCATCAGTATATGATGTTCGTTGATGTAGCGAAGGGAAGAGGGCAGGATTACTCCACCTTTACGGTGATTGATATATCGGTGCGACCTTTCAAACAGGTGGCGGTATATCGTGACAATGTTATCTCTCCATTGCTCTTTCCTGACATTATTTATAAATATGCTATGACTTTTAACGAAGCGTATGTGGTTATTGAGTCAAATGATGCAGGACAGGTCGTATGTAACGGGTTGTATTATGATCTTGAGTACGAAAACTGTTATGTAGAATCAATGGTGAAAGCAAACGCTATTGGTGTGACTATGACTCGTAAGATCAAACGAATTGGCTGTTCAAACATAAAAGACTTAGTCGAACAGTTTAAGATTGAGATCGTTGACGCGGATACCATCATTGAGATGTCTACTTTCGTTGCTAAGGGATCCTCCTACGAGGCTTCCGATAACAACCACGACGACTTAATGATGAACCTAGTGTTATTTGGTTGGTTCTCCACCAACCCGTTCTTTAACGAAATGACGGATATTAACGTTAAGGATATGATATACGCGGAACAGATTAAAATGATTGAAGAGGATATGGTACCATTCGGAGTCGTTGATGATGGCCGTGAACCTGAGTATATCTACGAAGGCGGGGATATGTGGAAGGTTGACGAAGAAGGTAGTCTATACTAGAGATATGATTATTTATAAATAAATACATGAGAAACCGTCGTATTATGAAAATCTTATCTATTAAACTCAATGAGGGGAAAAGCACATGGCATTTCTAGTAAGCCCAGGTGTTGAGGTCAAAGAAATTGATCTGACCAGCGTAGTCCCAGCTGTATCTACATCAATAGGAGCCGTTGCCGGACATTTCCGCTGGGGCCCTGTTGAAGAAGTAGTTACTGTTGGTTCTGAAAAGGAATTGGTCAACAAATTCGGAGAACCCAGCGCCACAATCTATAATGATTTCCTTAATGCTGCATCATTTTTGCAGTATGGAAACAACCTAAAAGTCTACCGTGGTGTAGGCGCAGCAGTTAACGCGGACAGCGGTACTGATTCTGGGGACGCAAACGTTCTCGTTAAGAATGAGGACCACTATGATTCGCTAACACTAACAGGTACAGGCGAGTTCATCGCTAAGTATCCTGGAGCTCTTGGAAACTCGCTAAAGGTAGTCGTAATTAAGAATACCTCTTGGGGCGTTGATTCAGATGCAGCTTCTGTCTCTTGGCAGGGCCAATTCGATATCGCACCCGATGCTGGCGAAGTACACGTTCTCGTACTTGATGAGGATGGCGACATTTCTGGTTCAGCGAATACTGTTCTTGAAAAGTTTGCTAATCTATCAGTTACGGCTGGAGCTAAAAACGATGATGGATCATCCAAGTATATCAACGACGTAATTAACCGTACCTCGAAATGGGTATGGGTTGGTTCCGATGCAGTAAGCGCAACGGGTACTGACGATGATGAGTTTACGTTGTCTGGTGGTACTGATGTTGCACCATCCAGTGTAGCTGCACTTTACTCAAGCGCATTCGGTGATTCAGAAACTTTGGATGTTAACCTTATCATTGGTGGAGCGGTAAGCTCAACTGATGCTAATACTATCATCGCAGTCGCGGCCGCAAGAAAGGATTGCGTCGCGTTCGTATCACCACCAATCGCTACTGCAGATGCAGCAGCAACAAAAACATGGGCAGACTCTATCAATTCATCGTCCTACGGTGTACTTGATTCAGGAGTCATTTATGTCTACGACAAGTACAACGATGCATATCGTTGGATCGGTAACGCAGGTAACACTGCAGGTCTTTGTGCCTATACTGATGGTGTCGCAGATGCATGGTTCTCCCCTGCTGGTTTCACACGTGGAGTAATTCGCGGTGTAACTAAGTTGAAGTTTAACCCAACACAAGCCGAAAGAGATACTTTGTACAAGGCTCGAGTGAATCCTATCGCTTCGTTCCCAGGACAAGGAATCGTTCTTTACGGTGACAAAACTGCACAAAGTAAACCTTCTGCATTCGATCGTATTAACGTTCGCAGACTGTTTATTACTATGGAGAAGGCAATCTCAACCGCTGCTAAGTTTCAGTTGTTTGAGTTTAACGATGAGTTCACAAGAGCTCAATTCAGGAATTTGGTCGAGCCGTTCCTGAGGGATATTCAAGGTCGTCGTGGTATCACGGACTTCGCTGTTGTTTGTGACGAAACAAATAACACTGGTGAGGTAATTGATTCCAACCGCTTCGTTGCAGATATCTTCGTCAAGCCTGCTCGTTCTATCAACTTTATCACGCTAAACTTTATCGCCACTCGTACTGGTGTAGAGTTCAGCGAGGTCGTTGGACAATAAGGAGAGTAAGAGATGGCAATTTTAGGAGTAGATGACTTTAAGTCAAAGCTCGTAGGTGGCGGTGCACGTTCCAACCTTTTCAAGGCCACTGTTAACTTTCCTAGTTACGCGGCTGGCAACGTCGAGCTGACATCCTTCATGTGTAAGGCTGCTCAGTTACCTGCATCAATCATTGCACCTATCACGGTACCATTCCGTGGTCGTCAGGTACAATTTGCAGGTGATCGTACGTTTGAACCTTGGAATATCACTATCATCAACGACGTAAACATGGAAGTGCGCAATGCATTTGAGCGTTGGATGAATGGTATTAACCAACATCAGAACAACACTGGTCTAACTAACCCAGCGGATTATCAAGCAGATATGATCGTTGAGCAGTTGGACAAATCAGGTGTTGTGACTAAACGTTATGATTTCCGTGGAACATTCCCGACAAACGTTTCGGCTATCGATCTATCATACGATAACGAAAACGCAATCGAGGAATTCACGGTTGAGCTTCAAGTTCAGTACTGGGAATCCGGCACTACAACTTAAGCGATAAATAGTATAGCGGGGAGGGTCTATCCTCCCCGTGTTACTACACAGAGGTGAAAGATGGCTGAACTATTTGGATTTGAAATAAAACGTAAAGGACAGGAAGAGACCGACGAAAAGAAAAAAGTTTCGTTTGTTCCACCTGAGACGGATGACGGCCTTGGTCAGGTAATCAATGCTGGAGGATACTTCGGTTCCTACCTAGACATGGATGCATCTTCAGCCAAAACCGAAAAAGAACTAATCATGAAGTATCGTGATGCATCGTTCCAACCAGAATGCGATGCTGCGATCGAAGACATCATTAACGAAGCAGTGGTATCGGACACTGACGGTGTTCCGGTTAAACTTATCCTTGATGATTTGGATCAACCAGCAAAAATCAAAAAGCTAATGCTTGAAGAGTTTGAGACTGTGGTCAATCTCTTAAACTTTAGTTGGTACGGTCATGAGATTTTTAGAAGATGGTACGTTGATTCCAAACTATACTATCACAAGATTATCGATAACGCGGATCCAAAGCGTGGGCTAATAGAAGTAAGACCTATTGACGCTACTAAGATTCGTAAGGTAAAAGAGGTCGAACACGATACCGATAAGAAGACTGGTATTAAGATCGTAAAGGATGTTAAAGAATACTACATCTATCAAAACGAACCTCTTGATAAGTCCAACCAAGGGCTAAAGATTTCTAAGGATGCGGTTACATACATTCCTTCTGGTCTGTTGGATCCATCCCGTAAGAAGGTATTAGGTTATCTTCATAAAGCACTAAAGCCAGTGAATCAGCTTCGTATGATGGAAGATTCGTTGGTTATCTACCGCCTCTCGCGCGCACCCGAGCGCAGGATCTTTTATATCGACGTAGGTAACTTACCTAAGGGTAAGGCGGAGGAATACCTTCGCAACATTATGTCAAAATACAGAAACAAGATGGTGTATGATGCTAATACCGGCGAACTCAAGGACGATCGTAAACACATGTCGATGCTCGAGGACTTCTGGCTACCGCGTAGAGAAGGTGGTCGAGGTACAGAGATCACGACCCTACCAGGAGGGGAAAACCTCGGACAGATCGAAGACATCATCTATTTTCAAAAGAAATTGTACAGAGCGCTCAACGTTCCAACTGACCGTCTAGAACAAGAATCACAGTTTGCTCTTGGAAGAGCCACAGAGATTACTCGTGATGAACTAAAATTCCAGAAGTTTATCGCCAGACTTCGTAAAAAATTCTCAGGTCTTTTCATGGACTTGTTGAAAACTCAGTTGATCCTAAAAGGAATCATTACTGAGGGTGAGTGGAAAGAAATCAGTCAAGACATAAACATTGACTTTTTGAAGGACACGCACTTTGTTGAACTGAAAGAGTCGGAACTTTTAAGGGAACGTATGTCTACCCTTAGAGAACTCGATGAATATGTTGGTAAATACTATTCTATTGAGTGGGTTCGTAAGAACATCTTAATGCAAACCGACGATGAGATCGAAATGATTGATAAGCAAATCAATGCCGAAAAGGAAGACGGTGAAGAAGGCGATATCAGTATTGATGATCTCTAGAAATTTAATTTTTTATAAATAAAATAGAATGAGGATAATAGAATGGCTGACGTAATGGATTTCGTAACACAAGTAGGCTCAGGTAATATGGCTGATGCTGAAAAATCGTTTGCGAATGTTATGCAGGATAAAATTAATTCTGCAATGAATGACCGAAAAATTGAATTGGCCAACACCATGGCTGGAGTTGAAACCGCCGTTGAGGTGGATGAGATTGAAACAGAACAAGAGGTAGAAACAGATGATGAAATTCACGGAGTTTCGGACGAGTCTGAGTGAAGCCTCTTTTAAGTTGAAGCCAGGTGAAAAGCAGGTAAAAAAGTTTAAGGTTGGCAAAGGCAAATACGACGCAGTCGTTTCTAAAAAAGGTTCAGATTTTATCGCTTATGTAGATGGCGATATGTTAGACAAATTTAAGTCCGCAAAGGAAGCAGAAAAAGCTGCTAAAGATTTTACGGATTTGATGGGGAAGTAACAAATGGCATGGGTCGCTATTACAAATAATCCCAACTGGGAATATGATAATGCACCAGCCGATCCTGGCGTTGGTAGTCCATATCGTCCGCTCTGGTTAAAACAAACTAGCGGAGTTAGGACTTTCAAAGGTCATGAGGTTTATACAAAAGTTCGGAGAGTCGGAGATTCACCAACAGCGAATCGCGGCGAACTGAGCAAAACATATTGGGATAATCAATGAAGCTGATTACAGAATACACTGAGGACCTTCAGTACAGTATCATTACCGAAGAGAAGAACGGTAAGAAACAACGTATTATTGAAGGAGTCTTTATGCAGGCCGAGCAGAAGAATCGCAACGGCCGTGTGTATCCTCGAGCAACATTAGAATCCGCAGTTGACAAATATGTCAGCGAACAAGTTTCCAAGAGTCGGGCAGTCGGTGAGTTAAATCATCCAGAAGGTCCGTCTATTAACTTGGATAAAGTATCTCATCGCATCACCGAACTAAAATGGGATGGTGATAATGTGATGGGTAAAGCACTCGTGTTGGATACTCCTATGGGTAGGATCGTTGAAGGTCTTATGGATGGTGGGGTTCAGCTCGGTGTTTCAAGTCGTGGTATGGGTAGTCTTGTGCAAAAGAACGGCGCTAACGTAGTCAGTAATGATTTTATGTTATCAGCCGTCGATATAGTTCAGGATCCTTCCGCTCCAGAGGCGTTTGTCAATGGAATCATGGAAGGTGTTGAATGGATTTGGGATAATGGAATCCTAAAGGCGCAAGAAATTGAACGGTTCGAGACTGAGATCAAACGGGCACCATCTAACCGCTTAGCGGAAACACAGATGAAAGCCTTCAAAGATTTCCTCTCAAAACTTTAACTCGATTAGGAGTAAAAAAAATGTCTGATCAAAAATTAGATCCGATCGAGGACATCAAAGAACTCCAAGATGATGTCGTTGAAGACGTTGAAGTTTCTGACGAAGAAACCTTGGAAGAGGCTCAAGCCCCGGTTGCTAAGGGTAAGGCTGACATGGAAGTTGATGGAGAAAAGGCTGCTGCCGACGTTGCTGCTACAGTAAAAAAATCAGCACCCGCTAAAACATCGCTACCAAAAACAAAGGCAGGCATGATTAATGCTATGTCTATGCAGATGTCCAAAATGAAAAAAGATGAACTGAAGGCTGCATACGAAGCAATGTGTGCAACTGAAGGTCTCGAAACTGACGAAGACGCTATCGTCGAAGGCAACTTTGATGAGGATCTGAATGCTCTGGTTGATTCCGAAGCAACTCTTTCCGAAGGGTTCAAGGAAAAGGCTGAAGTAATTTTTGAAGCAGCGCTGAAGGTAAAACTTGCTGAGCACATTGAAAGTGTTGATGCACAGTATGCCGAAGAGCTTGCTGAGGAAACTACACGCATCCAGAACGACCTTGTTGAAAAAGTCGATGGCTACCTAAACTACGTTGTAGAGAATTGGATGGAAGAAAACAAAATTGCGATTGAGAACGGTCTCCGTACTGAAATCGCTGAGTCATTCATTCAAGCATTGCATGGCGTATTTACTGAGCACTACATTGAGGTACCTGAAGGTAAGGCTGACCTAGTTGACGATCTCGCCAACAAAGTCGACGAACTGGAAGAGCAGCTTAATGGCACAGTAGAGAAAAACATTGATCTGAAGGAGGAGGTTGCAAAACTTACTCGTGAGGCAATCATTGTTGAGTCTAGTGCAGGTCTCTCTGAAGCACAAGCTGAGAAGCTTAAGGGTCTTGTTGAAGACGTAAACTTTGAGAGTGCAGAAGCCTTTGCTAAAAAGGTTGATACGATCAAGGAGTCTTACTTTAAGCAACAAGTAACTGAAACTCAACCCATGCAGGAAGAAACTACTGAAGCGTCGGACGAAGTTGAACACTCGCCGATGATGGAAGCATATCTTGCTGCGATTAAAAAATCATCTCAATAAGGAGAAAGTCCAATGTTTGGTTCCGATCAATTAATGGAAAAATGGAACCCAGTACTTGACGCCGAAGGCGCACCTGCACTGGGTGACAAATATAAGAAAGCGGTAACTGCTGCTGTTCTTGAAAACACAGAGAAGGCTCTGAAAGAAGAGCGTGCGCAAGCATCGTTCAACTTGACTGAGGCGGCTCCTGTTAACTCTACTTCAGCCGGCACAGGCGCAATTAACAACTGGGATCCAGTATTGATCTCACTCGTTCGTCGTGCAATGCCTAACCTGATTGCATATGACATTGCTGGTGTTCAGCCAATGTCTGGTCCTACTGGCCTGATCTTCGCTATGAAGTCTCGCTACAACGACAACGCATCTCGTACTTCTGCTACTGAAGCACTGTTCAACGAAGCTGACACTGATTACAGCTCAAGCTCGTTCAACGGTAACACTGGTACAGCTAAGAACGGTACACACGGTGGCGATTCTTCGTCTCTGCCTAACTTCTCCGTCGATGCAGACTCAGCTGATTCTGGTTCTGACAACGTAGGAGATACTTTTGGTTTCGGTGGTGGTATGACTACTGCAGAAGCTGAAGCACTTGGTGATAGCTCAACCAACGCGTTTGGTGAAATGAGCTTCACTATTGACAAAGCTACTGTGACTGCTCGTAGCCGTGCTCTGAAAGCTGAGTACACTATGGAGCTTGCACAGGATCTTAAAGCTATCCACGGTTTGGATGCTGAATCTGAGTTGGCAAATATCTTGTCTGCTGAGATCCTTGCAGAAATCAACCGCGAGATGGTTCGTACAATCAACTCACGCGCTAAGCTCGGTGCCCAGCAAGCTGACCTGACAACTGCAGGTATCTTCGACTTGGATACTGACGCTGATGGCCGTTGGTCTGTTGAGAAGTACAAAGGTCTGTTGGTACAGATCCAGCGTGAAGCAAATGTTATCGCACGTGAAACACGTCGCGGTAAAGGTAACTTCATCCTGTGTTCTTCTGATGTAGCTGCTGCACTTTCTGCTTCTGGCATGTTGGATTATACTCCAGCTCTTGCTGGCAATGCAGGTCTTGCTGTTGACGATTCAGGTAACACCTTCGCAGGTACACTTACAGGTGGCATTAAGGTCTACATCGACCCATATGCAACTGTGAACTACTTGACTGTTGGTTACCGTGGTGCTAACCCATACGACGCAGGTATGTTCTATTGCCCATACGTTCCATTGACTATGGTTCGTGCAGTTGGTGAGAACAACTTCCAGCCGAAGATTGGTTTCAAAACTCGCTACGGCATGATCGCCAACCCATTTGTTGAAGCTTCACCAGACGGAATCGGTACTGCTCGTCAGAACCAATACTTCCGTATTATGCGTGTCGACAACATTCTTGGCGAAGGCTAATAATAAGAAGGTACATTAATGTACTCGTTGAAGGGGGCTTAGGCCCCCTTCTTTTTGTGTATAAATAGTTATATGATTAGAAAATATATGAAGAAACTACACAAACTAATGAAGGCAGGTAGACTACACAAAGTAGTCAATATGGCTTTAGACTAGAGGTTTAGCAAATGGCATATCAGCTTAACGTCGATTTTAGCGAGGGCGCAGAGACGAGCCAAGTAATCGCTAACCCAACATTCGTAAGTCCTTCCGGATTTAGGTTGTTGATCGATAACCAAAAGTATAAGAACGCTCAGTTTACGGTACAAACCGTTGCGCTTCCTGACTTGTCGGTTACTGGTGCACCGTTAAATACACCACAAAGAAACATTACCTCAATGCCAGATAAGGTCGAGTATGGTCAATTTGAAATGACCTTTTTGATCGACGAGGATCTGGTTAACTATAAAGAAATTCACGATTGGATGATGGGTCTTGTGGTCGAGGACGATACTGGTGTTCGTAAACAACGAGACATGTCTTTAATGATTTTGAACTCTCACAACAACGTATCACGTGAGATTAAGTTCACTGACGCGTATCCAACGAACCTATCGTCTCTACCATTTGATGCTAGCTCAACCGATGTTGAGTACCTAGTAGGCAACGTAACGTTTAACTACTCCTACTTTAAGCTCGTATAAATAATTTTGTATCCTAATGTTGGGATACGCTTTGAGGTATATTATGATCACGATTGACAAAGTCCTTGAGATGTGGAAGAACGACTCTCCTATCGATGAGTTAAACCTAGACACTGCTAGTCAGCAGTCTGCAAAACTACACTCCAAATATTTAGAACTACTATCAGTAACAAAGCTTCAGCTTCGTAAGAAGGAGATGGAGTTCAAAGTGCTGCTTAAGAACAAATGGCTGTGGTACAATGGCAAAATGTCGAAGGCAGAGATGGATAAACTAGGTTGGGGGTACGATCCATTGAATGGTCTTAAGGTATTAAAAGGCGACATGGATCATTTTTATGATTCAGACCAACACATTCAAGAAGCTAACGCTCACATTGAGTATCTCCAAACACTGGTTGATACCCTTTCTGAGATCATGGAAAACATCAAGTGGCGGCATCAAAATATTGGTAATATGATTAAGTGGCGCCAGTTTACATCGGGCATGTAATGTCAGTACTGACTGTTAAGAAAAAGAATCACGCGTATATAACCGTTGATGGAGAACCGTCGGCTTTGAACGAGCTGACTGATTTCTTCACCTTCTTTGTTCCTGGGTATAAGTTTATGCCTGCGTACAAAAACAAAATGTGGGACGGTCGTATTAGGTTATACAACTCTCAGACCAAAGAGCTGTATGCTGGATTGTTTGCGTATCTTAACGAGTTTGCTAGTTTAGAACGTGGCCATACTATTGAGCTGCAAGAAGATCTTGTGTATGGTTACCCTGGAGCAGAGACTGACGTTGATATGTCGTTCATGAATGACCTAACTATATCATCGAAAGGACAAGCAATTGAGCCTAGGGATTATCAGCTTGAAGCGATTAGGCACGGTCTCAGTCGGAAGTCTGCCTTACTTGTTTCACCTACGGCATCGGGAAAGTCACTCATCATATACAGTCTACTTCGATGGTACCTTGCAAATCACGATAAGAGGGTCCTTATTATTGTACCGACAACCTCGTTGGTTCAACAAATGTATTCTGACTTCGCTGACTACTCTGCATACGATGATGGTTTCGACACTGAGTCTAGTTGTCACAGGATATACGCTGGCAGACCTAAGTTCGCCGAAAACGAAAGGGTGGTTATCTCAACTTGGCAATCGATATATAAACTTCCTGGGACTTGGTTCGAACAGTTTGGCGCGGTGTTCGGCGACGAGGCGCATAATTTTAAGGCGAAGTCTCTTACCTCTATACTTACTAAGCTGCGTGATGCTGAGTATCGTTTTGGTACCACTGGTACTCTTGATGGGACGCAGACCCATAAACTTGTCTTGGAGGGATTGTTTGGACCAGCATATTATGTCACTACCACTAAGGATCTGATGGATAAGGGTTCGCTGGCTGACCTAACTATCAACGTACTTTTACTTAAGTATTCTGACGAATTATGTAAACGTATAAATAAAATTAAATATCAAGAAGAACTCGACTTTATCGTTACACACCAACCTCGCAATTTGTTTATTAGTAACTTAGCACTGGACCAAGAAGGAAATACCCTAGTACTTTTTCAGTATGTAGAAAAGCACGGTAAACCATTATATGATATGATCAATGACCGAGCTCACCGTAGAAGAAAAATATTTTTCGTGTCTGGTTCAACTGATGTCGATACTCGAGAGCAAATAAGATCGATTACGGAGAACGAAAAAAATGCTATCATTGTCGCTAGTCTTGGTACTTTCTCTACTGGTATTAATATACGGAACCTGCATAATATCATATTTGCTTCTCCGTCTAAATCGCAGATCAGAGTCTTACAGTCAATCGGACGAGGATTACGGAAATCAGAAGATGGACGAGATACAATCCTGTTTGACATCGCCGATGATCTCCACTGGAAAAAGAACAAAAATTACACGCTCAATCATGCGGCTGAGAGAATAAAGATATATACTAAAGAAAAATTTAACTACAAGATTTATGAGGTTAACATATGAATGAGCTAGACGACGTCAACATTCGCCATTTCAAGTTGTCCTCGGGGGAGGAGCTGATTTCTTTGGTTAAGGGTAATGAGAATACTATGATTATTCTTGAGTCCCCTATGGAACTACACACGATGATGAAGGAGCGGACTCAAGGATTTGTTTTCACTAAGTGGCAACCACTATCTAAAACTGACATCGTTGCGCTAAACCCCATGCATATCGTATCACACGTCGAGTGTGACAATGATGTTAAGGAAAGATACGTAAGGATGTGTTTGGAACAGAAGGATTATCCTGAAGAACTAGAAGATCCTTCGTATAATGATTCGCCTGAGGAACTAGACATGCTTGAGGCTATGATGGAACTAAACTCTAGTAAAACTAAGCTCCATTAATATAGTATATCCCCTGCTCCCGGCGGTACAATTAATTATAACACAGTTTCCTAGATATGTAAATAGCTAATATGCATATTTATGAAATTATTTTTATTAATTAACTATTTACATTCAACCTAAACTATAGTATAATAGTACAATATGATATCGTAGTGATTGAGGAGTATTATGAAACCTAAGCAAAAACCACACTACGTCAACAACAAGCAGTTCTCTCTGGCTGTCGTTGATTACGTTAAACTCGTGAGAGAGGCCGAGGAAAAGAACGAAAAGCTACCTATCGTTCCTGACTATATCGCAGAGTGTTTTCTTAAGATCGCTGAGGGTTTATCCCACAAGTCCAACTTTATTCGCTATACCTACCGCGAAGAGATGGTGATGGACGCAGTTGAGAACTGTCTCAAAGCAGTGACCAACTACAACATTGAAACAGCGACTCGAACTGGTAACCCTAACGCCTTTGCTTACTTTACACAGATTTGCTACTATGCATTTCTTCGTAGGTTGGCCAAGGAAAAACGTCAGCAGGACATCAAGTTCAGATTCATTGAGAAAGCAGGTATTGACGACTTTATTCAATACGATGAAGGCGGTATGGTTGACCAATCGGTTAGTCGTGCATTCGTTGATCAACTCAAGGACCGTATTGATAAGGTACGCGACCATGATACACAGATCAAAGAATTCGCAACAAAAGAAAAGAAAAAGCAAAAAACTAAAAAACGTTCAGGCGTTGAATTGTTTATGGGATAACATATGAAAATCGCAGTCTTGAATGATACCCACTGTGGTGTCAGAAATAGCTCAGACATCTTCCTTAATTACCAAGACAGATTCTATAACGAAGTATTCTTTCCTTATCTAAAGGAACACGGCATTACGCAGATACTTCATCTTGGTGACTATTACGACCATCGTAAGTACGTCAACTTTAAGGCATTAAATCAAAATCGTAAATCGTTTCTTGAACGTATGCGTGACGATGGTATTAGCATGGATATCATTCCGGGCAACCACGACGTATACTATAAGAACACTAACTATCTGTGTTCCCTTAAGGAACTACTTGGATACTTTACATCAAACGTAAACATCGTTATGAAGCCAAAGGTCTTAGACTATGATGGTCTAAAGATAGCACTGGTACCATGGATCAATAACGAGAACTACGAAGAAACGATGAAGTTCTTAGGTAAGTGTAATGCCTCATGGGTTGGCGCCCACCTCGAACTGACTGGTTTCGAAATGATGCGCGGAGTACAAAACACGCACGGCATGTCGGCCGAAGTCTTTAAGAGATTCGAGTGTGTTATGACAGGCCACTTCCATACAAAATCGCAACAGGGCAATGTTCATTACCTAGGGTCTCAGATGGAGTTTACCTGGGCTGACGCCGGCGATCCAAAATACTTTCACGTGATCGATACAGAAACGAGGGAACTAACTCCAGTTCGCAATCCTATCTCTATCTTTGAGAAGGTCGTTTATGACGATAAGGTTAACGACTATACCAACTTTGATGTTGATAAACTTAAGAATAAGTTCGTAAAGGTAGTCGTTGCTAATAAGTCGGATCCGTTCTTGTTTGATCGTTTCATTGATCGTATACATCAGGTGGATACCTATGAGTTAAAGATCGCAGAAACGTTTGATGAGTTCCTTGGCTCAAATGTTAACGACGATGAGATATCCGTTGAGGATACCACAGAGTTGCTTGACACATACGTCGAGTCGGTTGATACCGAACTTGATAAAGAAAAGATGAAGGGTCTGATGCGAGGGTTATACGTCGAAGCACAGAATATGGAGATCCTATGATTAAGTTTCGTAATGTAAGATGGAAGAACTTCCTATCAACCGGTGACACGTTCCTTGAGGTACAACTCGATAGATCGCCATCAACACTAATCGTCGGTCAAAACGGCTCAGGTAAATCAACACTGCTTGACGCATTGTCGTTTGGTTTATTCGGTAAGGCTCACCGCGATATTAATAAACTGCAGATGGTCAATACTATTAATGGTAAGGGTACCGTCGTTGAGGTTGAGTTTGACATTGGACCGCATTCGTTTAAGGTTGTTCGTGGTATCAAGCCAAATAAGTTTGAGATATGGCAAAACGACAATATGATCAATCAGGCCTCCATGGCTCGTGACTACCAAAAGTTCCTTGAGCAAAACATTCTTAAGCTAAACCACAAATCGTTTCACCAGATCGTTGTTCTAGGATCATCCTCATTCATTCCCTTTATGCAACTACCTGCTTACATCCGACGTGAAGTAATCGAGGACTTGTTGGATATACAGGTGTTTAGTAAAATGAATCAAATCCTTAAGGAAAGAAACGGTAAACTCAAGGAAGAGATCAACGATACGAACTATCGCCTTGAGCTTATGAAGGAAAAGGTAACCCTACAGCGTAAGTACATTAGAGATATTACGGAGATTAATGATGGTCAGATTAAAGAAAAACGTAAAGAGATCGACAACCTCAACAAAGAAATCGATACGTTACAGTCGCAATGTAAAGAGGCCACTGATTACATCGAAAAGGTCCAGGACGAGCTTCAGTCAAACCTTAAAAAGCAACACGACAAAAAGCAAGCGTTACTCCAATACCAAGCTCAGTTCCAACAGCAAATTAGGACAGTCGTTAAAGACGCGAAGTTTTATGAGGATAATGACTCATGCCCCACATGTTCCCAAGATATTAGTGAGAGTGTTAGATCAGGGAAACTCAAAACAGCCCAAGACAAAGCGGCGGAGCTTCACAAAGCAATGGACGATGTCTCTACAGAGTCAACTTCTGTGGAACAGGATATTCAACGGCTCAATGAAATTTCCGAGGAAGTACGGAAGAGAACATCACTTGTTTCTTCTAACAATACATCAATCTCCAGGATGCAAGGACAGATACGAAATATCGAAAACGACATCAGCAGCCTTAATGGCAAGGGCGGAGATCTAGGCAAGGCCAACTCTGAACTGTCCACTCTGGTCGAGGAACGTGACGGCGTATCAGAACAAAAACTCCATTTGATCGATGAAAGAACCTATAACGACGCAGCGGCTGAAATGTTAAAGGACACTGGCATCAAGACTAAGATCATTAAGGAGTATCTACCAGTGATGAACAAACTGGTGAACAACTACTTACAAGTACTTGACTTCTTTGTATCGTTCCACCTTGACGAAAACTTTAACGAGGTCATTAAGTCACGCCATAGGGATTCGTTCAATTATGCATCGTTCTCTGAGGGTGAAAAGCAGCGTATTGATTTGGCCTTGTTGTTTACATGGCGACAGATCGCACGTATGAAAAACTCAACATCAACAAACCTCCTCGTTTTGGACGAAACCTTCGATAGCTCACTCGACCATGACGGCGTAGATAACCTTATGAAGATCCTTGGTACACTGGAGGACGACTCAAACGTATTCGTCATCAGTCACAAGGGTGATCTATTGGATGGTAAATTCCGTAGTAAGATTGAGTTCGCCAAGGAGCACAACTTTAGTAAGATGGTGGCATGAAACCAAACACGGAGTTCAGATTAGACGTAAAAGACATAGCTTTGATAGAAAAAGCTCTGCAGGAACTACAGTCTAACTTAAGCAATAATGACGATAAACGACGCGTTGTTGATCTGTTGGCTAAGATATATCATCAGAAAGTTTGGTACAGACCTAAGGAAAATTACGTCTCTGGCTAAAAAAAAATGAACTTTTTTTCATAAATATGCATATTAGCTATTTACATCCATACGAAACTATGGTAGAATAGTACTATCAAATGGAAGGAGTAGCCATGAACGAGTCAAAGTCAATCCTAGCAAAACTGCTGGCGAAGGAGAACATCACCGTCCGCTATGGGAACTACCATACGGCATCGTTTGACGTCCAAAATCGTATTCTTTGCTTACCTATGTGGAAGTATGATAATAAAGGTTTGCTTGATATGTTGGTCGGTCACGAAGTAGGTCATGCCCTTTATACACCAGCCGAAGGTTGGCACGATTGTGAGATCGAAGTTCCTGGGATCCCTCGCGCGTTTATCAATATAGTCGAAGATATCCGTATTGAGAAAAAAATCCAGAGACAGTATCCTGGGTTGGTCCGTTCCTTTAAGCAAGGCTACGCACATCTGTTTGAGAACGACTTCTTTGAGATCGCAGGCAAAGACATTTCGGATATGTCGTTTATGAATCGCCTTAACATTAAGTCCAAACTACGCGAACTTGTTGAGGTACCTTTTAACGCAATTGAACAGCAGTTCGTAGACATGGCTATGAACGTTGAGACTTGGGATGACGTTCTTAACGTATGCAGAGCCTTACTTGAGTTTGCTGAGCAGGAGGATAACAATGAAACTGAGGAGTTACAATCCGCAGAGGCGCAAGCGCCGTCTTCAGGTCAAGATCAAGATGCTGAATCTCAAACTGAGGATTTTGGATCTGCTGACGAAGATGGTGGAGATGATACCGACACTCAACAGCAGATGGATACAGATCAAAACAACGGATCTGATGCTGATGTTGATCAACATCCGAGTGGACACCGTCAAGACAGTGATGGCGACAAAACTGAGGATAACCAGAAGCAGTTAGGTGGTGAGGAAGGCAATCGTGAACTTGCTGATTCTCCACTAACCAACAAAAAGTCTCACCGTGTTGAGACTGATGAA